TAGTAGGTAAGGATGCCCAGTATGATTTGATCAAACAAGATGTTCAGGGTGCTGAGATAATGGTCATGAACGGTGCCCCAGATATATTCACACGTGCCAAATACGTGATACAAGAAGTTAACCTACACAAGGATAAGCAGTTTCCGGAAATGCCATCTGAAAGTGAAATGGACGAGTACATGTTCCAACTAGGATTCAATAACAGTGAAGTGATAGAACAAAAACCAAACGGTGATCAGATAGACAAGATTTATTTTTAATTTTATGAGCTGAAAAGATTTATTAGTTCCTTCTTCCAGTCATCAGCATACTCACAGTCTCGGTAGCCGTCAAACCACGGACCACCTTCTGTGTAGTGTAATACTTTTGGTGTGCCGTCCCTTGGCTCCTTGTACCAGCCTACCAACCAGTTATACTCTGCGGGCATTGAACCTATCTCGTTGTCATCCAACCAACTGAACCTGTGTAGGAACTTTGGTGATTCTTCGTTCAATAGTTCTGGTGTGAGAATTTTGTTCTTGGGGTGTTCGCAGTTCCAAAGCACCATGCTTGACCAGTTCTTCCTGGGATATGATGTCTGCACCTGTCCGTCCATCTTGGTTGTTTCTTTTGGTGCATAGTCATGCTGTACAACTACAACCGCTTTCGACGGATCACAGTACTTCACAAGTTCATGGCTTGGAATCTTCCAAAGGAAATCACAGTCACAGAACACCGCCCATCCCTTGAAGTCATTCATGTATGGTACAAAGAACCTTGTGAACGTGAATTCAGTTGATGCCAACTTGTCCACAGGCCTGGTGTACAATCCTTGGTCTCGCATCTGTTTTTGCTTGAGGGGGATGACTTCCGCCGACGGATCCCTTCTTTTTATAGAATGCTCACAGACTTGGTAAGCAATGTCTTCTCTGCTGTCGTGTCCCACGTATATTTTCACACGAATATTTAACTATAAATATTTCCATATGCAGATTTCACAACGTTGCCGAGAGTATGAAAGCAAGTTTACTCTGTCGCCCAGTGGTGGTGCAGTAAACCAACAAGGATGGACACGGTACAAACAATATAGCACACCCGATCATGTTAGAAAAAACGCAAAAATGTTTTGGAACTTTGGAGTTTCCAGAGAGATTAGGTACGAAGTCAATTGCAGGAAAGATAATCGCACAGCAAAGATCTTGACCTTTGATCCAACACCGTTATCAAAACAGACCACAGACAGTGCCAATAGAGGTGATTATAACATTATTCATACTAGCAAAGCCTATGACACAGTGGCAGGACAGACAATGAAGTTTTACGACATCGCTGGTGATGGCAAATGTTTTCAATTAGACGAGCCGGAAAAATATGAGAATGTAATGGAAGTCCAAACAATTAATCTCAAAGAGATCGCCGATCAGCACGGCGCTGAAGTAGACATCATAAAATTAGATGTGGAGGGACGTTGGTATGAGATGCTGAACGAAATACTTGATTTGTCTTTACCGGTAAAAGTTATCCTGTGTGAATGCGAAATGGACATAGGCAACACAGATGACAACTTTAATAGATTGGATGAGATTGTGGAAAAATATCAAAACCGTGGATACGAAGTTTGGACAAATAGAATTGGTAAAAAACACAACATTGAACTTATTTTTACCAAAGATATATAGATTGTTATTTTCTTGCTGAAACTATTTGGTGTATATCTTTCCAATTATTCACACGTATTACATCAGGATGATCAAAGTCTCGGTTGTATGGATGTTCTATTAATATGGGCTTTAAACCGTATTTGAGCCCGGCTACAGCGTTGTTTGGCTTGTCCTCGACCCAATACAGCCCGGTATTGTGAAACTCGGCTAAAGCACTGTCTTTGTCAGCACCCGTGCCTAGTATGTGGTAATTTGTGAACACATGATCACCAAACAGTTCTCCTAATCTTCTCTTTCTCAACTGCTGTGCTGGTATGTCAGACGTTTGAGATGTTATTGGTATAAACGTCCACCCCTCGGCCGCCAACAGTTTGACCCAAGTCTGTGACTCAAGCATCGGTCTCTGTGTGCCCATCCAAGCACTCCTGTTAAACTCTCTTATGTGTTTTCTAATTTCGTCTTTTGTCACACCAAAACGTTCTGCCATCTCGTATGTGTTCTCTTTGTCTGGTAGTAGTCTGTGTGGGTGATACCTGGCACCTTTCTCATCAAATAATGTTTTCTGCAACATCCATTTAGTGAAGTGGTGTTCCCACTCGAGTAGCACACCATCTACGTCTGTGAGTATTATTCTATTTGATGTCGGCATCTTCCATCCCCGCGACTCTCAGTTTCACAATGTTTGTTATCTGCCATTGTTTCTGATCCAGTCCCTTGGTTATGCCCAACCATTGATTTCTGATTAGTGCGAAGTCGTTTATGATCTTGTCCATGTCTACCACATCGTCCTCGCCGTCAACGTACTTCTCTGCGTCTCTGCTTGACAACGCCCTGTTGTAATTTTCCAAGTATTTCCTGAAAGTTTTTGATCTCAGTCTCCTCAACTCAATGTTTAGATATTCTAGTATCGCTTCTAACTGTTGCAGTTGACTGAATCTCTCTTCCACTATGCCCGGCAGTGACGCACTGGCTCTCTCCAGGTTACCGTAGATCTTGCACTGCTTCTTGGCCTCGATCAATTCCTTGTCGAAGTATGCCACGCAGTCTGGTATCTTGCCTAGGTTCCTGCTGACTTCGTTGTACCAATTAATCATCTTCGCCGTATCCGTCTGACTCTTCGTCTTCCTCGAACACAGTGTTGATCGCTTCTTCTAACTTGGGATCGTATTCAGCAGACGCCTTGATCTCGTCGTGCTCCACTCCTATGTCCTCTAGGCTCTTGATGAAGTCTATGGCACAATCCAGTTTCTGCCTCTCTGGAACGTAGTGTGTTATGGAGTTCCATAACCTTTCGATGTCCTCGTGTGTAAAGTCTATCATTACTCTTCTTTTTTACTCTTGGTTTTTGGTTTTGTATCTGTTTCTACCTCGATAGGGGCATCTGTGTCTTCCACCTCTTTGGGTGCTTCCTCTTTGAACTCTGCCATTATCATATCTAATTTATCACCAGTCCACGCTTTCCTGAAATCTATGTGTTCTTTACCTGCTTTGTCAACATACTTCAGCCTGTTTCCTGTTTGAACCAAAAGGCCTTTTTTCTCAAACAAGTCCACAAGTCCACTGTAGGGATCCATGCCTGTGTCATAAGGAATCTTGACCTGTACACCTTCAAACGGTTTAGCGTATCTGGTCTTCATGACTTTACAAGCGGCCCTGATACCTCTCACTTCTGATATCTTGTTGCCTTTCTCGTCCTCCTTCAATTTTAGTTTCTTCATCGCTATGACGATAGAACTTGCGTAGATGAATCCTTGTCCACCTGATATCTTGTCATCTGGATCAAACATATCCTGTGATGCGTATGTGTGGTTAGTCGCTATAAGTCCCACGTTCCAACTCCCAAACATGTTGACACAGTTTCTCACAAGTGCTGTCAATGCCTTAGGCTTTCTACCTAAGTCACCTTTCATGTCACCTGCTTCAAACTGGTTAACGTCTGTTGGTGTAAGCATCATACCCAGACTGTCTATGACGAAAAGTACTTTTGGTGCACCCTCTTTGTTTTCTGCGTGTTGCTCTCTGTAACCCTTCATGAATTCCGATATGGTCTTTGCTACATCGTCGACCATGGACATGCTCAATTTCAGAAGTTTGTCTTCTGATGTGTCTACGTTTAATGCCTGTAGCCATTGCTCGTCGAGTGCGTTCTCTGTATCAATCAGTATAACGAAGATGCCTTGTTCCTGTGCGTTCTTGATTATGTTACCTGATGCTATGTAACTTTTACCTGCTCCGGATTCACCCGCAAGTACTGTAACCTTGCCTAATGGAATACCTTTGTTAAAATCACTGGTCATCAAATAGTTTAATGCGTAATTTCCTGTTGAGATCCAATCTGTTGGATCACTGAATCCTATACCTAAGCCTTGGATTGACTTTGTGATGCTTTTTCTAAATTTTGTTGCGTCAAATACTTTTGTCATAATTTTGTCCTTTGTGTCATCTATTTTAGCATACCTAGGCCCTAACGTCAATATTAGGGCCTTGGTAAAATGTCAGATTATT